AAGCAAACTACTTCGCATTCAAAATGGATGACATCGAAGACCAGTTCGCAAACGTTGATTATGTATCACTAGCTGCTGATCGTGCCGCTTATAAAATGGCAGACGCGATGGACACAGACGTGATGCAGTACTTGTCAGGTCACACATCAGCAGGTGAGTATTCAACTGCAACATCTGGTGATGCGCAGCATGACACTGCAGGCAACCTAACAGGCGAGTTCCTAACAGCGAACCACCTAGACGCAACTGACTTCTCTAACTTGACTATCTCTTCTACAGCGACAGCAGGTGACTCAGTTCCTCTAGCACCACGTCTACCAGGCGCAACTGCATTGTCAGCAACAACTGTATCTCCTCTAACAGTCGTAGCTCGTATGGCTCGTAAGATGGACACACAGAACGTTGACTCACGTGGTCGTTGGATCGTAGTTGACCCAGTATTTATGGAAATGCTGAAAGACGAAGATTCACGCTTGTTGCAGTCTGACTGGGGTGGCTCTGGCCTAATGAACGGTTTGGTTATGAACAACCTACACGGCTTCCGTGTTTATGTTTCAAATAACCTACCATCAAAAGGTGATGGCGCAGGTACATCTGGTACAACAGCGCAGAACGACGACTACGGTGTTATCGTAGCTGGTCAGGAAGAAGCAGTAGCTTCAGCGGAGCAAATCAACAAAGTTGAGAACTACCGTGACCCTGATTCATTTGCAGACATCGTACGTGGTATGCACCTATATGGACGTAAAATCCTACGCCCAGAAGCGCTTATCACAGCACGTTACAACGCTGCTTAGTATTACATAACAGGTTGGGCTGGTCTTATCAAGAGGCTGGCCCAACTTTACTTTAAGGAATCGTTATGGCTAACTATGTTACTCTCATAAACCAAGCATTACGCCGTGTCAACGAAGTTGAGTTGGACATAGGTGGTGACGGCTTTAGTGACGCACGTAACTTACAAGGCCTTGCTAAGGATGCCATTAACTCGTCAGTACGAGAGATTCTGCAACACGCTCAAGAGTGGCCTTTTACTCTTACAACATATACGCAGACATTGACAGCAGGTACAGGTGTCTATGACTTTGCATCTGATGCATCTAAAGTAGATTGGGATACGTTCTATTTAAAGCGTTTATCTTCTAGGAATAACTCACCACAAAAACTACCAGTAATTACATATGAAGATTATATCCGTTTCCATCGCAGTAATGAGGAAGTAGGAGGTACAGACGCACGTACTACTCCTAGTAGAGTATATCAGACAGAAGACCTAAAGTTTGGCGTTACGCCTCTACCTGACGATGCATACGAGGTGGAGTATCGCTATTGGTCTTACCCTGAAGACATGACAACATACGATGATACTTGTATTATACCAGACCGTTTTAACACAGTGGTCATTGACGGTGCAGTTATGTATCTATTGAGATTCCGTGCTAATGAACAAGGCGCTGCACTACACCAGCAGAAGTTTGAGAAGGGTATGGACGACATGCGCCGACTACTCTTAGATACACCTCTCTATGTAACCTCCAGTATTCGCCCAGGTAGACATTTTAACGCACAGTCTGGTATTAAGTAATGGCAGATAACTTACGTACTTTTGCTGCTCCTTGTACGGGAGGTCTAGTGATTAACCAAGACCCTCTTACTCAAGGCGGTCAGATGTCAGGGTCAGCCTCACGTCTTATCAACTATGAGCCTGCCTTGAATGGCGGGTATCGTCGTATTAGTGGCTTTGATGACACCTACGGTGAAGTACCTGGTGAGGCTAACTCTCCTGTGTTAGGTGTGCATGTCTCAGCAGATATTAACGATGGTATCTTTGCTGCACGTAAGCCAGCCTCAGGTAACAACTACTTGCATCGCTGGAATGACACAACAGATGCTTGGGTAGCAATTACGTCTGTAGGTTCACCTACTATGACAGGCGTAGACAAGGTACGCTTCGAGAGCTTTAACTGGGGTGCACCTAAGTTTGCTATGGCTGATGGGGTTAACCCTGCAGCTACTTGGGATGGTACTACGTATGTACAACTAACAGGGGATCAAGCACCCAGCGCACCTAGCTTAGTTGCTGCATTTAACAACCACCTATTCTTAGCAGGGGATAGCTCAGAGCCATACAATCTGTACTTCAGTGCGCCACTAGACGAGACAGACTGGACTCCCGCTTCAGGTGCTGGTGTTGTCAACGTAGGGTTTGAAATAGTTCAGATCAAAACTTTCCGTGATCAACTTTATATCTTTGGTACTAATAACATCAAACGCCTAGTTGGTAATAATATTGCTGACTTTCAGTTGCGTACTGTCACATCTAACTTAGGGTGTGTTGCACCTGATAGTGTTGCAGAGTTCAACGGTGACATTATCTTTCTATCACCAGATGGTATTCGTCCTGTTACAGGCACAGAACGTATTGGTGATATTGAGCTTGCTACTCTTTCTAAGCCTATTCAGTCTATCTTTGAAGACTACACAGCTAATGAAGACCTAGCCACAATGACTACTGTAGTTCTAAAGAAAAAGTCTCAGTTCCGTTTATTCTTTGCTGATCAGGAATCTCTAGGTGTTATTGGTGCTATTCGTCGTAGTGGACAGGGTGGTGCAGGGTTTGAGTTTAGTCAGCTTGTAGGTATGTCTGTACGTGTAGCTGATAGTGGCTATATTGGTGACGAAGAGTTTGTCATTCACGGAGATTCTACGGGTAATGTTTTCAGGCAGGAGACAGGTACAAGTTTCAACGGTAATGAAATCTTTAGTTTGTATCAGACTCCGTTCTTCTACATGGATGATCCTGCTTTACGTAAGTCTTTCTATGAAGTAGACACTTATATGCGTTCAGAGGGTGAAGTTACGGTTGTTATGGGCATAGAGTATGACTACTCTGATCCTGATGTGACAGTGGGTTCGGATTACACTTTGTCTACTGCAGGTGCTGCAGCTTTCTATGATAAGGCTACGTATGACTCAACAGATATCTACGATGGTAACCCTTCTCCTGTAGAAAATACTACTATTTCAGGTTCAGGTAAGTCTGTTTCTATTCGTTATGTTACTAACAGCACAGACCCTAGTCATACTATTCAGGCTATTACATTAACTTATGGTCTAGGCGATAGACGTTAAAAGAGGATACTAAAACATGTCAGGCTATACACGCCAATCTACCGCAGACATTGTACCTACATCCGTTGTACGTGCAGCGCCTATCAATGCAGAATACAACAAACTACGTGATGCTTTCACTCAGAGTGATACAGGTACAACAGGTCACAAACACGATGGCTCCTCTGATGAAGGTTCCTACGTTCCGTTTATTGCTGACTTAGACAAGCAGAACTATCTTACAGTAGATCAAACAAATAATCGTTTTGGTTTGTTCCTTGAGGTGAGTGGTTCCCCAGTAGAGCAATTACGTTTTCAGGATGGTGTTATCGTTCCTGTAACTGATAATGATATAGACTTAGGTACGTCTAGCCTAGAGTTTAAAGATTTGTATTTAGATGGTACAGCTACTATTGACACGCTTCAGGTGGACGAAAGTGCAACCATTACAGCAAACCTAACTGTAAACGGCAACACTACACTAGGTGATGCTGCTACAGATACAGTTACCTTTACTGCCGATATTGCTTCGCCAATTATACCTTCTGCTGATGATACTTATGACTTAGGTGCAGTAGGCTCTGAATGGCGTAATTTGTACATTGATGGTACAGCCAATATTGATAGCCTTGTAGCTGATACTGCAGACATTAATGGTGGTACTATTGATAACACTGTTATTGGTGGTACTACTGCTGCCGCAGCAGACTTTACTACTATGGATGCATCAGGTAATGCTACTGTAGGTGGAACCTTTGCTGTAACTGGTGCTACAACTCTTTCGTCTACTTTAGATGTTACAGGTGCAACAGGTATTGACGGTAACTTTGATATTAATACAAACAAGTTTACTGTGGCTTCTGCCTCTGGTAATACTGCTATAGCGGGTACACTAGGTGTAACAGGTGCTGCTACTCTGTCTAGTACTCTTGATGTAACGGGTGCAGTTACAGCCAATGCAGGTGTTAGCATAGATAACATCACTATTGACGGTACAGAGATTGATCTTAGCTCTGGTGACCTGACAGTTGATGTAGCTGGTGATATTATTCTTGATGCAGATGGTGGAGATGTTACACTAAAAGATGCAGGTACTACCTACGCTAATTTAAAGAACTCTTCTGGTGAGCTTGTTCTACAAAGTGGAAGTACTCCTACTACAGCCGTAACATTTAGCGGTGCCAATGCAGACTTTGCTGGTACATTAGATGTTACAGGTGCAGCTACTTTAGATTCCAATCTGTCGGTAGCTGGTAATGCAACAATTACAGGCAACCTTACTGTTAATGGTACTACAACCACTATAAACACTACGAATGTTGTGGCTCAGGATTTGTTGATAGAGCTAGGTAATGGTTTAGTTAGTGACAATACTTATGATGCAGGTATTGTTATAGAACGTGGCCCCACTCTTGACAATGCGTTCATTGGGTTTGATGAATCAGTAGATAAGTTTACTGTAGGTACTGGTACATTTACAGGTGCAAGCACAGGTGATTTAACAATTACCACAGGTACTATGGTTGCTAACATAGAAGGTAATGTTACTGGTAACTTAACGGGTAATGTTACAGGTAATGTTACAGGAGATGTCACAGGCACCCTAACAGGTAACGTTACAGGTGATGTAACCTCCTCTGGCACTATTCAATACGCCAACTTGTCAGATGGTACTATTACTATAACAGGGTTTGTAGACGAAGATGATATGACATCTGACAGTGCTACACTTATTCCTACTCAGCAATCTGTTAAAGCATATGTAGCTACTATTGCAGGACAGTCTAATAACGTTGTTGGTCTTACCTCTACAGCAGCAGAGTTAAACAAACTAGATGCAAGTGCTGTAACGCCAGCAACAGTAACACTAGCTGCATCTGATGGCTTTGTTATAAACGATATATCGGCTACTGAAACTAAGGTAGCTCTTATAAGTGATATCGACACATATGTATCTAGCTCGACTGCAACACTTACAAACAAAACAATTACTAGCCCTATTGTCACAGGACTGCATCTAAACGATTCAGGTTTTACTGTAGAGGGTTCTAGTGCAGACGATAACGAAACTACAGTGTCGTTTGCAAACCCTACAGCAGATCGTACGGTTACTATACCAGATGCCACAGGTACAGTCTTACTTGATTCTAACATAGGCACTTCTGTACAAGCTTACGATGCTAACTTGACAAGCTTTGTAACAGCCCTTACACTACCTACAGCAGATGGTACAGCAGGGCAGTTCCTAAAGACAGACGGTGCAGGTACAGTTAGCTTTGCATCTATTCCAACTATCAATACACTGAATGACATTGGCAACGTGACTATCACGAGTGCTGCATCTGGTGAGTTTTTACAGTGGAATGGAAGTGCATGGGTTAATGCTACAGTAGAGGCGTTTGACACACAGACACACACCACTACTTCAACTACTCAAGTGTCTATTGCAGAGTATGCACATGCAACGTATGACGGTGTTAAAGCTGTTATCACAGCCGACGATGGCACTAACCGTAGTATTACAGAAATATTAATTACACATAATGGTACAACTGCAGTAGCTACCGAATACGCACAGGTTAATACTAACACTGCCTTAGCTACATTTGATGTAGACATTTCAGGTACAGACATCCGTATCCTTGCTACCCCTGCTGCTGCAACAAGCACAGGATTTACAGTGAAGGCAATCACACTGTAATACATTCAGCCAAGTGGAAGGTGAAGCATGGCAAACAATAAAGACTTTAAAGTAAAGAACGGTATCCAGCCAGCGGTATATCACGAGGGCTTGGGTACTGTTACGTCTGAGACTGTAGTTGAGGGTTATAATGTAGCCACATCAACTTACGACAGTGTTTCTACATCAAATTTAATACACGGTAATGATAATGATAGCCGTAAGTTCTTCTTTAATGATGACGGTACAAAAGTTTTTATTATAGGTAATGGTAGTGGTAAGATATGGGAGTATCCTTTAAGCACTGCTTATGATGTAAGCACAATAGGCACTAGCACCGCCAATACCTCAGTTACCTATTATGGTGCAAACTCAAGAGGGGGTTTCTTTAAGCCTGATGGTACTAGGTTTTATTCTGCCAACCTAACAGATGATGAAGTAGGTGAGTATATCCTGTCTACTGCGTGGGACGTTTCTACAATGTCACCGCAAACCCCTATTGCAAATTATGTGATTTCACTTAGCGCAAATGTAACTTCTTTAGACGATGTTGAATTTAGTTCAGACGGAACTAAGATGATTGTCACAGACATAGGTGCTGCACCAAGATTAAAAACTTTTGATCTAAGTACAGCATGGGATGTTACAACAGCAACATATAATAGCAGTAAAACTTACAACACCACTTTTAGTATTGCTGGAATACGATTTAGTCCTGATGGTTTAACATTATACATCGTAGGTGAAGCAACCAATAAAATACACATTGCAACACTGACTACTGCCTACGACATTTCTACGATTACATCTGTTACGGGTAATGATAGCACCTCTTTTGACCCCACCTCACAAAACGCTGATCCCTATGCTGTAGATTTCAATAGTAATGGCACTAAGATGTATATTCTTGGTAGGTCAGGGAATGATAACATCTATCAATATACTTCTGGAACATCTACAACCACAAACACCCTAGACCTATCCACTGGCTCAGTCTTTGAGATCACCCCAACGTCTGACATTCAGATTGGCCTAAGCAACCCTGCTGATA